TGCGGTTGATGATGAACGAGGGAACTTGCTCTCTCATGATTACTTGTCTTGCCATGTCTGCCTCCTCAGGTCAGTTCGTGGTGTTTCGTCTTAGGGTGGAACGGCTCAGGTCTTGTTAGTTCCCAAGGTCTTCGGTTGTGGTGTGGCACTCACACTCGCAAGTCCAAGTCTTGTCGTAGTAAGTGAGGGTGTATTTACAGGTCTCGTGGTGTCGGGTCATACAGAACCCAGATACATACTTGCTCATGGTAATCCTTTGCTCGTGGTGGAGGGAGGGGGACGGGGGGAGGTTGCCCTCCCCCCTTGGTGTTGCCTCTATGCTCATTTAGCATTTATACTGAGTAGTTTAGCCACTTGCTCAGGTGGTGTTGCCTAGCCTTAGGCTAGAACCTCAGCCTCAGCCTTGGTGATTGCTACTGCCTTAGGCTTTGCCTTGCCCTTAGCCTTAGCCTTGGTTGCCTTAGGCTTTGCCTTAGCCTTGCGTTCGCTTTTGAGAACGAGAGGCTTGGTGTCTCCGTATTCAGCCAAGAGGCTACGGATAGTGATGATGTCTTCCCCGTATCCCTCAGCCTTGTCCTCGTCAAAACTATCGCTAGTTTCGTCAAGAGCATACTTACGGAGGGTGTCTCGCTGTAAGGCTAACTTACGAAGACCCTCAATGACGAACGGGGTTGCTGTTGGTGTTAGTGTGATTGCTTTTGGCTTAGTTGCCATGGTTGCCTCCTCAGGCTAGTTGGTTGGTTGGTGCTGTGGAACATCTTAGGGTGGATTGGCTCAGGAGTTATTAGTTCCCAAGTCAGTTGGTCTTCGCTTGGACACTACTCCACATGGACAAGTCTGCTACGAGTTCTTTACACTCGGCACACCAGCACTCTATGGATTGCTTGCCACTATCGCTTGACGGACAGACTTCTCTTAGGGTTGGATACTTGGCGAATAGTTCTAGTAAGTGTTGCCACTTATCTATTACCATGATTGCTTTGTTTGCCCATGTTGTCTTAGTCATGTTATCTCCTTGTTAGTTGGTGGTGGAACATCAAAGGGTGGATTGGCTCAGGAGTTATTAGTTCCCAAGTCAGTTGGTCGTGGTTCGTGTCCCACATGAGCAGGAGTTATTAGTTCCCAAGCATACGGGGGGCGAGGGGGGCGTAAGCCCCCCACACCAGAGGGATTGTTAGTTCCCAAGATGTTATAGTGGATACATCTCAGGAGTAATACCAAGAGCAGTTTCAACAAGTTCGCCCATGGCGTCCCCGTATTCTGCCAAAAAGTCCCAATCAGTAGAGAGGTCAAAGGTCATGTTGCCAAGTTCAGCAAGAATAGCCAAGGCGTCAAAGGTAGAGGGGACAGAGACACCATAACGGGTAGCGGTGTCGTTAGCGTGGTCAGTAATCATTTCAGCGGTCATCATGCGAGTAGTTCCTTTGGTGGTGGAGGCGGTGTTGCCTCGCTAAATGGTGGAACGGCTCAGGGGTTATTAGTTCCCAATACCTGATAGCAGTCAAGGGGGGGTTGTCTAAATGTGGTCATACACCTAGCCAAGCGGTCAGCAAGCCACGCAGTAGCCATTATTAGTTCCCAAAGCCACGGGGGTATCAACCGCAAGCGACACGGCAGAGCCCCCAGTGCAGAAATACAGGTGACGCTATGGAGTTGACACAGTAGCCGAGAAGTTACATGGCTCTAAGTACCGTTCGACAGTTTCTAATCCTGTCTTAATGACCTCTAGGGAACGACATAGGGTCTTCTAGAGCCGTAGGAGGCACATAGAAGCGTTTTTGGTCTTTATCCCAGTATTCAGGTAAGCCACAACGGCTAATCGGTAGCCAGCCCAAAATACGGACTTCTTGGAAGGTGTTATCGTCTACCACCTCAGTGAAGACTGCGAAGCCTTCTTTTTCGATTTCATACTCCCAAAAAGCAAATTCGCCTCCTGTACGACGAGTACGAACCTCCACATCGGTACCAACATCAGAAATGAAGCGTCTACGAGCATGTTGGTCGTTAGTATAGGTGATACCACCGTTCCAACCTAAAGCATAGTGCTGGGCGACAGCCCATTCAGAGATATTGGCTCGGACAGAGTTCACAAGGTCGTGTTCTAGATACTTGTTCTTCCGACCCATAGCGTAAGATTCTTTGTCTGTAGAGCCTTGTTTAGCCAGCCAGCGTTCAACACCTAGCATGGCACACTGTCTAATAAGCGATTCAGGGATGGTTACAATCAGTTCATTCATGACTTAATCCTACTCACTTATCCTTAGGAACACAACAGCCGTCACAACCATGCACAGACTTAATAGCACGAGCCTTATAGTCATCAGGGTCAGGATGCCCAATACCATGCGAACACACACGCTCCATAGACCCCTTATCAATACGCCAACGCTGAGGAGCATCCTTCAACGGATGGTCAGACACCCTATGAACAGGACAAAACTCACCAAAACACGTCCCCTCCTCATGAACCCCAAAAAGTTCGTTCCCGTAAGAATCAGTCCAATTGGCCATTTTTAATGTCCTCCATAATCAAAGGTAGTATCTCAAAAGCATAATCACGATTAAATTGAGTCTGAACATCATACTTATTAATAAGAGACAAAATATTATCCGTCGTCGTTTGAGCCACCTCACATAAAGGGCAAGGCTCATCGAACTCCTCATAAAGCCAATTGTGTTTTTCGCATTTCTTCATTATTTACCCTCACACGCCTTAATAGCGGCATCTTCCGTTTTGTAGTTAGACCAGCAGTTTGCTGGTGGCTTTTGGTGGCACTCGTATTGTGAGTGGGTGCCTTGTAAGTCTTGGTATTCCGTAACCCCACATTCTTGCTGAGAGTTAAAGATTATGATTACGCAAAATGCAAAGAATAGCCCCAGTGTAATGAGCACTACTTTTGCGTCCTTACTCATCAGTTTTCTCTTCTACAGCCGTACCAGCATGAGGGAATGGTTCTCCTATGATAAGACCTATAACAAATGCCTTGGCAAAACCATCGGCAAGTTCTTGATGTAGCAGTTTGATGATGCGTTCACGCTCCTCTTTGGCACCTTCTTTACGCCAGTTTTGAGCCTGATAGTACTCACCTACTGCGTCATCTGATGAATCACTGTATCTACCCATTTATTTCTCCTTTAATAAGGGCAATAGCCCAATCAGCACACGTCGATTCCGAGTGTGTTAACAACTCGATGATGCGTTCATACTCCGCCATTTGACCTTGTTGAAACCAGTGGCGTCTTACGACTAGTAATTTTGCTTTTGCTAAGTTCATGTGTTGCCTTTCTTCTTATACCCCAAATCTAATCCCCACCCATGACATACGCAACCCCACAATGATTACGAAATGATAACGATTGTTTAGCCAGCAAATAATGTCTAAAACCCCGAAAATAGAACTATCTTATGAAAGGCTCCAAATGGCTAATAGAAAAAAGGCTTTTAATGGCGGTGTAGTTACCGTAAATGACGTCAGATACGACATCTCAAGAAACCCAGATAAAAGCGTACACGTTATGGCAACATCAGGTGACCCAAGAGACCCTGATGCCCCTATGAGTTCTGCCCACTTTGAGCATGACCCTGACGCAGGTATTTTCGTAGTAACGCCTGGAACTTTAGATTTGCACCCAGACCACAAAGAAATGGGTGTTGGACCGCAGATGGGTAAACTTGTAAACGCACGATACCTTCGCCACGCAGGGTAGTAATGCCAGAGTTAAGTAAAGACCAGTTTGTAGCACACCAAAAAGAGAAGAACTTAAGGACTCGCAGAGACGAGGCAAGACTAGCACAAAACCGAGAATACCGAGAAGTTCAAAAAACCGCTTTACCGCACATCAGTAAACAAGAGATGCAAGTTAAGTTACAGACGCATCATGCTAAGTTTGGTTTGCCTAAAGACGCTATCGCTCAACGTAGAACCCTAGTTTACATGCACAAAACTAACCCTGAATCTATTGTGGACTTGGCTAAAGCATTGAAAGCACTTCCATGACCGAATTCGACCCAGAAAAGCATGTGCTGGCTAATGTTGATTTCATTAATCACCCTTTAAACACCAAACCTAGTATTAAATGGTTTGGTGTAGTTGGCGGTAAAACACGCCTTCCTCGTGAGAAAGGCATGGCGGCTAAAGATTGGGGTTGGGATGCTACCTGCTCTTGTGGGTGGGATAGCGGAACTGGTGGAGCACTAATGTCTTCTGTTAAAAAAGATGTAGAAGCCCACAAGTCTGACCACGAGTACCATCAAGAGATGGCTACTAAACAACGGGCGTTAAAAGATAATCCTAATCTTGGAAGACAGTTTGAGTAATGGGTAGAAACGCAGAATTTCAGGCAAGTGCTCTTTATCACGGCACTGCCCACCCTTTTAAAGAGGGCGACATTATCAATCCTGGCACACAGGACAACTATGCGTACGCTACTCCAGACATTGACTACGCTAACCGTAGAGCACATCAAGCCGTGCCTTTCCTTTGGGAAGACTTAAAGAAGGTTAACCCTGACTGGAATACCCCTAACGGAAAGCAGTACGACCAGTTTGCAAAAGAAACTCCGCCAAGGGTCTACCAAGTAGAGCCTATCGGTGAGACAGAGGATGCCACTCAGGACGAATTCAAAAACGTTAAGAGTAAGCAAGGCTTCCGTGTAGTAAAGCAGGTTAAGTAATGGGTGCTAATAATGCGGATTTTCACGAAGGAACTAATAAGCCAGTATATAGTGGGCCAGGGCTTGCTGGACGAGGTTCAAACAATTGGAGAACTCACGCTATCGCAGATAATGGCAGCCTAAAAGGTGATGAACCAGGTGCTAAGTGGGGCCATTATGCTGCCCTTGTTCCTGTACATCAACTTTTGAAGTATCAAGAGTTTGACCGTACTGGCTCGCAAGGATTTTCTGCAAGTAAGAAGACTATTGATGGTATTGCTAACGACTTATCTGCTGGCGGTATAGGTGGGCTTAGAGAGCCTCTCCACATAACCTATGACCATGACCGTAAATGGGGGGTGCTTGTTGAGGGTAACCACCGTCTTGCAGCCGCTATTCAAGCAGGGGTCAGTCATCTTCCAGTGATTATTCATGGAAGAGGCGAACATTTTGCTAATAAACAAAATGGGGTTGGGGCACCATTACACATGGACACTAGGTTGCACGAAGAAGATACAGAGTATCATCCTTCAGTCATTCACCCAGGAAATTTCAAAGAATTTGAGAGTGCCCGATGACTAGAAATAATGCAGACTTTGTTGCTGGACTACACCATGCTCCTCAACCAGCAGGTAGTGAGTTTGCCCCTAAGCATGAGGGCGAAAAGTTATATCACGGCTCACCTGCGGAAATTACTGATGGGGTAATTAAGCCAGGACAAGATGAACGTGCCTGGGCTACAGACCAGCCTAAAGAAGCCACCGTATATGGGAAGTATGCCGCAGATGGCAGACCTATCCATGTATACGAGGTAAAGCCGATTGATTCAAAAGAAATTGTGGGTGTATACGGGCCTAGATTCCATAAAGGTAATCTAGTGAAGCACTTTCATTCTGGTAAAGGGTTTACTGTTGTCCGTAAACTTGACCCTAAGGAACTTGAGTAATGGGTAGAACTGAGCACTTCACGCTGGGATACCACAGCACTCACCCAGATAACACAGCGAGTATTCTTGCTGGTGGGCTACAGCCTAGACTAAGTGGACTAACTGGAGGAAAAAGAATTAGGGGCGTTTTTATCTCTAGTGAACCACAAGCCGATTACGGTGATGACATCCTAGAAGTTAAGTTTCCTGCTACAGCCAAAAAAGTTAAGAACAACCCTTCTTTAGAAGGTGAAGCGTTGGTTGATGCAGTTTCACCTGAGAATGTCCGTGTTTATGGGCATAGAGGTGAAGATGCGGTTATCCATGAGGGAAGTCCTCGTAAAGGATGTCCTACTTGCTTAAACATTCTTGCAAAGAAATTTGGTATGTGATACTATTTCTATAGACACGCCAATCGGGTGTCACTAAGAAATGCTGTGCTTCGGGCAGTAAATGTACCACGGCACAGTTGTCGTCTAAGGAGACAACATGAAACACAACAGTAATTATCCTGAACCATGGGATAGCCACAAAAACCCATATGACCCATATGACAAACTTAAGTGGCAGAAGCACAAGGGAATAGACCACCCAAAGGTTATTACTATTAATGACCTATTTCCTCGCCTAGACCGCCTATCTATTGGCTGGTCTCCACTTCTTGAGCAACTCAAAGAAGTTACCTCAATCAAACCTTCCTACCCTCCATACGACATCGTGACGTTGAAAGACGGCAAAGATGACGTAACCCTACTTAATGTAGCCGTTGCTGGTTTCAGTAAGAACGAAGTCTCTGTGACTGTACAGGACTCTGTCGTAATCATTGAGGGCGAAAAGGAAGACAAGCAAGAAGGTGAAGTTGTTTACCAAGGTATCGCTACCCGTAACTTCAAACTATCTCTTGCTATCGCTGAATACTGGGAAGTTACTAACGCTACTCTCGAAAACGGTATGTTGACTGTTCAGTTCAACAAGAACCTGCCTGACGAGAAGAAGCCTAAGGTTATTCCAGTCAAGTAGTTGTGAAACCCCCTGTAGCAATACGGGGGGTTTTCTACTAGAGTATAGACATGAAACAGTGTAACCGTTGTAAAGAGACCCTGCCTTTAGACATGTACAACAGTAAAGGCAAGAATAAGATTCAATCGTACTGTAAGCCTTGTGCTAGAGAATATGCCCGTGAGAACTACCATAAGGACCGTGAGGCTAACGCAGATAAGCAGAGGCTCTCTAAAAAAGCCCGTATGGATGCTATCCGAGTGGATGTCCGAAAACTTAAAGAGGATACCCCATGCATGGACTGTGGAGTGCAGTATCCTTATTACTGTATGGACTTTGACCATGTTAATGGTAAAAAGGTCACCCACATCTCTGAGATGATTCACAATGCTTCGGCTCGTTGGAAAATCTTTAGTGAAATTACTAAGTGTGAGATAGTCTGTGCAAATTGCCATCGTAAGCGTACCCACAGACGTGCAGTAGCACTTTACAAATTGGAGCAGTATGAACAAGAAGAAGATTAATAAAAGCCTTGCCCACGCTGAAATGGTATTTCAGAAAGAACAGTTGAAGGCTGCAATGATGCAAGAGCACTTAAATAAGGCTATTGCTATCATTGACCAACACAAACAAGAACTGTCTGAGGTTCTATATGCTGACGCTCAGAAACATCTAGAAGAACGCCGTACAGAAATAAAAGAGTTTTTGATTAAAGCAACTGAGAAGTATGCCAAAAAGTTGAAAGACTTGGGCGACCCTAAGATAGATTTTGAAACGGATGAGATTATCTAATGCCAACCTATCAATACGAATGTAAGACCTGCGAGCATACGATTAGTCAACTTGTCCCACTCGATGAGGAACTAAAAACACCTAAATGCTTAGAGTGCAATAAAGACATGCAAAGAATTTTTGCTGTGCCTTCGGTAACCTTTAAAGGTTCTGGTTGGGGTTCTGACTGATGATACCTAAGACAATTAAACTTGGTACTCAAGTTTGGACTATCGTAGAGCACACATCTAAAGAAGATGGCATGTTGTATGAGGATAACTATGGCTACACTATGGAACGCCGTAACATGATTGTTTTAGATAAAGATGCGTCCGATAGTCGTAAGCGTCAGGTGTTAATGCACGAAGTGTTGCACGCTATCCGCTTTACTTTCTTTACTGGGAATAAAATGAATCCAAAGTTAAACTTTGAGGATACAGAGCACTATTTCATTGGGATGTACGAAGAAACGTTGCTAATGGCGTTCAAAGACAATCCTGAATTATTACAGTATTTAACGTCTTAATAAGTGGACAAGCACAATTTTTGTGCTAGGGTTTTACCTATAACTGAATAGAGAATGTCACTTCGACAATAAACGACCAAGTACTAACGCAAGGAAAGGTAGGTCGCTAAATGAAAAAGTACGTATTAATAGCCAGCGTAATTCTAACTCTCGCTGGCTGTTCTGCATCTTCGTCTATAGCAGACATGCAGAACGCATTAGTAACATCAAGTAACACAGTAAAAGAAACAAAAATATCTAAAACAGTAACAATTACACAGGCTTTAATTAAAGAGGCTAAAAGGAAACAAAACACTGTTCAGATGAAAAAAGTAATAAAGTACCTGAAAACTCGTGTAGGAAGAACTTCTTACGTGTTCTCAGGTGCCAGTCCCCGTGGATGGGACTGCTCAGGTATGGTCCGTTGGACCTACGAACGATTCGGTATCGAACTACCGCACTCCGCTAATAAACAAGGCCACATAGGCACTAGAGTGTCTAAGCCTAAACTTGGAGACATTGTTGTATTTGCATACAATGGCTACAAGTCCTTCTATCATTCCGCCATTTACATAGGCAATGGAAAAATTATTAACGCCCACTATGGTGCAAACTCAACAATCATTCAACCTTTATCTGATTACAAAAATAACCAGATAAGGTTTGTAAGAGTAATACCAACTGTTTAATTTGGTCCCCGTCAGTTTAGGCTGGCGGGGATTACTCTTTATGTCATACTACTTACATGTGTATCAGATGCTGCAGCAACGAGATTACGAACCAGAGTGCCTACAATGAGGGGCCTACTGAGGACGCTAGACCTTTTGGTTCTAACGATGCTAAGACATCTTCGGGTTCAGTAAACACTCTTGACCTTCCTGGTGAGACTGAAAAGAAATTTGAAGGGTCTGCGGTCTAATCATGGCTGCTCCTTTATCTGCAGCACAGCACCCACCAGAGCAGGTGGCTGGTCAGTATGGCGGCGTAAATGGCCGTATACGTCCTAGAGGCTCTTACAGTTTCTATGGTGTTGGTGACCCTCGTATGGGTTACAACGGCTATGGTGCTTTCTGGACTCAGTACCCAGGAATCATTGGTGGCGTATCTGGGTATGGTGCTATGAGCACCACTACTGGTGCAACTGTTGGAACTCCTTCGGAAGAGTCAATGCTTAAAGTTGGCGGCGGAGTTACTGGCACAGGTGCTGACGATGTTCCTACTGGTGAATCTGTTGGCGGCACAGCCGCTTACTAAGATTTTTAAACCTTAATCCTGTAATCTATTTTTTGTACACAATTCCTTGCCTCATTTGTAAATAATCTGTTTTATCCCTTCAAATGAGAGGTCTTAAATGAAACTTGTTCTAATGATTCTCAAGAGAACTATTGCTCTTGTTATCCTAAAAGTTAGTGCTGTTCTTGCTGCTGGTTCTATTGGTGGCGTTGAACTTTGGAAGTCTGCGTTGATTGCTGCTTTCGTTGGAATTATGGAAGTTGCTGAGTCTTTGGCTCGTGCTTACGTGGTAGATGGCGTGCTAGACCACGACGAAATCAACATTGCATTTGCAAGTTCAGCCGAAGCCGCTTTGGCAGAGTCTAAAAAAGATAAGTAATGCGTGGTCTGCGTAAACTCGCAGCACTATTCGTCTTCTTACTATCCGTTGGACCGTTGTGGCTGGGTTCTCCAGCCGCAGCGGAAACCACCGCAGGACTAACTGTTGATGTCTATACATATGACTCACAATCCACACCAGAGCGTCAGCCCTACCAATTATGCGAAGGGGCTTGGACTAGCGTACCCAACATTGATTCTGACTATGATGGTCAGTATGGTGGCGTTGTTGCAGGATGCCAACAAGAGTTTGTTCTTGTACACTACACAGGCTATGTAACTTTCCCAGAGTCTGGCACATATGCGTTTAGTGCCCCTGCCGATGATGGTTTCTGGTTATCACTTGATGGTACCCCAATTATTACTAACGACTGGATTCTAAAGGGTCGTTGGGGTCAGGTATACCCTGACGTGCAAATTGAAGGCGGAAAGTCTTATGCACTAGATGCTTGGTTCTATGAGTATGGTGGTGGGGCTAATGCTACGTTAACCTATTCCCCAGACAATGGATTAACTTGGGCGACCGTTCCTTCTGAGTTCTTTACCACTGAACCTACTGTGCCTGTAATCCCTGCGTTCTTAAACGCACCTATCAATGTTCAAACCTCTGTCGTTGAAAATAGCGTGAAAGTTACATGGGATGCCCCAGAAGACAGCGGTACTGCTGTTGAACGCTATGCCGTTACTTGGACTTACGACGTCTATCCTGGTTGGGGTGTGGGTGTAGTTGGTAACGAGTTCACTATTACTGGCCTACCAGAGAACAAAGAGATTAAGATTTGGATTCGTTCGGATAATGATTCTTTGGCTGTTTACTCAAAGCCATCTGAAACAGTATTTGCGACTACTCTGACAATCTATGTCCCTCCAGTAGAGCCTCCTGTCGAACCACCCGTTGAACCTCCAGTAGAGCCACCTGTAGACCCTGTTGACCCTCCAGTAGAGCCACCAGTTGAG